GGCATTGTCTTAATATCACAATTTAGATCTATATCCCACGAGTCTCCTGGCAATGCTACTTCACTCATAAACGGTACTAATGTTCCGCTGCTCATTGTTGTTCTCCATAAGTACGATAAGTCATGCGTACTTCGATTGTAATTTCTTAAGCTTACTTCTTGTTTGTTACCGCTACCTATACGGTCTCCTCCGATTGTTGTTTTCATTTTATTTATTTGTTTTATTTTGGTTTTCTTCGTCTACTGTTTTCATTATCATCATCACTTGTATTAATCTATTCCACGTAATTTTTTCTAAATCTTTTTTTATTTCTTTTTTACTTCCTGTTTGTTCCGTTAGTCTAAATCCTCCCATTGCTCCAAAGCTTTTACCATCTATTGTAATCATTGTGAATGGTGTGTCTTTGATTTCTTCTCTTTGTATTAATTCTGTCCGATCATCTACTTTAGAAGATTTTTTGTTGGTTTGTTTTTCTACATTCTTTAATGAAGATTCTTTCGTTAATGTTGCCATTTTTTTTAAAGTATTTAGTTGTTTTAGTTACTACATAATCTCCTCTTTGAAGACTATTCTTTTTCAGCACTTCTGCCGTTTCTTCGTCTATGTATTCTACGCTTGTTCTCCAATTCATCTTGATTATTTTCTTTGAAGTCTTCCCATAGTTTTTTAAAGTCTATGTACTTATTTATTTCTTTTAAGATTTTAATGATCTTTAGTATCTTATTTGCTATTGCTATTATTATTTTCATTAGTCTATTATTTTATTTATATAATGTTTTTGTCTTTTTTTTATATCTAGTGCTCCTATCCATTCTAATACTTCATGTGCATCTAGTACTATCGTTATTTCCTCTTCATACCAATTTTTACTAAATGCCTTTCCACTTAGTAATATTTCTCCATCTGAATATTGTGATGTGTGTACTTCTTGTAATTTGATTTTTTTCTCCATTTTGAGCCTTTTTTAGGAGAGTAGGGGAGGTGGCATTTTGTCAGTGATAGCCTGTCTTTCTGCCGGTTTACTTAATATATATTATAGGACAAATTTGCTTTAACTTTTTGATTTTCAGCATTTTAACCTACCTATAATTTTACATAATATCTCCCTTTTCTCTTTGTTTTTATTGATTTTATTTCACGAATATACTAATTTAGATCGAATAGCAAAGAGATTTTATCGAAATCTCTGCTCAGTAGATCACTTATCCATATAGTTTTTTTATTCTTTCTAGTCTTTTTAGGTTTCTTTTTTCGTTTTCATATTTTTTCTGTTCCCAATTTTTTGCGTTGTCTCCAAATCCTAACCTTTTATTTTTTGCTCTTTTTTCCTTTAATAGTTTAAAGTATTCTTTATCATTTTTACTTACATCTACTTTTACTCCATCTACCCATCTTACTTGTTCATCTAGTTTTTCTAACCATAATTTTTCTTTTTCTTCTTCTGTATATATATGGTTTCTATAATATGTGGGTAGTGCTAGTTCTGTTCCTGATAAGGTTTTATATGTTTCTATTGTTTCTCCTTTTCTATATTTATTCCTTTCTTTATCTCTTCTTTTCATATAATTTTTCCCTATCCCTTTACTTGTAAAGATTTTTGAATTATATTCTTTATGATATTTATCTATTTTATTTACATATTTTACTATATAATTAATTGTTTTCTCGTTTACATACTGTCCTATATATACTCCGCCGTATTTCCAAATATTTACTATATCTTCTTTATTTTGGCTCCATACTATACCATGTATATGGACTCGTTCTGTATTTGTGGATCCCAATTCAGTTACTAACCAATGTCTTAATGTTTTTCCATGCTTTTTTCTCCACCTTTCTGTATATCTTCTAATAGCTAGTCTACATATTTCGTTATCTCTGTTATATCCACTCAGTTTTTTTACTTCATTATCTAGTTTTTGTAGTTCGTTTTCACTAAATGTATACGTCACAAACTGTGCATGTTTATTTACTTTTATATCTTCTTGTAGTCTTACTTTCCATTGTGTTGCCTTTTGTTTTTTACATTCCATACATTTACTGCATCCTATTGGCACGTATAATACTCTTTCATCATGAACGGAGGGTATATTCCCTCCGTTCTTTTTATTTGCTACATACTTCCTATTTTTAATTAATTTCGGATATAAGCACATTATCCTCCTATTTCAAACGTATTACTACTTGTTTGTTTCATATTACCTTTCATTTTACTATTCATTTTTGGTGCGAACAAACTAAATAATCCATCTATTTTACTCCATAACATTTTTCCTGCTATTGCTGCTGTTATTGCTGCGTTTAATACTGCTCTTCTTGTAACTTTTCCGTCAAATGTTGTTCCTTCTGGAAGGTATTTTAATACTCCTTCCATATCCATTACTTCTTTATCTAAAGCTCCTTTTTCTGTTAAGTCCCATCCACTTATTACACCTATTACTGTAGCTGCTAATTCATTGAACATTCCATTTTCTTTTAACCCTATTGATATATCTTTTAGAGCATTATCTTTGCTTAAGTTTTTAGTTTCTTCTAGTAATTTATCTACTGTTGCTTTTTCCTTTTCATTTAACCATGTATTTTCTATTTCCTTTCTTGCATTGTCAAGATTTATTCCCTCTAGTTCTCCACCTTTATTTTGTGTATCTGCTTTTATGTTATCTGTTTGAGCTTGTAGATTTTTCATTTGTAGCCCCATCATTATATTCTGCATGTTTACTCCTTTATTTTGTGGTGCATTCCCTTTTGCTGCAGCTCCTCCTCCTTGACTTCCGGTCGTTGTACCTCCGCCACCTTTCATACCATACATTAATGCAGGATTTAATCCTGCCGATTTCATCATTTGTACCTGTGCAGGGTAGTTTGTGTCCTTCCACATTTGCATTTGTAGATCGTGTCCTTGTTCGTTCAGTGTTTGTTGATTAGCTAATTGTATGTCCATCAATTCCTGTTCTTGGTTAAACTGTTGTTGATTTAATACTTGATCTCCTACTATACCTGCTACACCAGTTCCCACTCCCATTAGTGCACTTCCTATTATTGGATCCATTTTATTTTATTTTTTTGTTAAACATTTGTATTCTTTCTAGTGCTTTTGTTATACGGTATTCTGTATAATCATCCATTTCTTTAATTTCTATTATTGACTTTATCAATTCTACACTATCATGAATTGTTAATTTTATTACTTTATTATTTATATGATCTTTTTGGTCTGTTATTTTCATTTTCGCGCTTTTAATTTTAAGCGTTATATATACTTGATATATAAGTACAGATGCGTACCACTTACTAAAAATTTAGGGAGAGTGTACTCTTAACTAGGCTCATCTGTTAATTTCTTCCCTCCCTTTATTTTAGTCGTTCGTGCCTTCTGTAGACTTAGCTTCGCTATCTTTTTTTAATTTAACTACTTTAGCTTCCTTTTTTTCTGCTCTTGCATCTCTTTTTGCTTGTACATTTTTTTGTACTACATCCATTGCCTCTGCTGCTAATTCCCATCTATCTGTTCTAATATTATAAGCTGCATTTACTCCCTCTTTTCGTTCTGTGAATATTTCAGGTGCTCCGTCTGTTATTGGCTCATTTGATGTCATTATTCTTTCAATTTTCCATTCTAATGGTTCGCCTTCCGTTGTTTCTATGCCTTTTAATTGGCTTTTATGATATTTTGGTATTTTATACATTTTATTTGTTTTTATAGGTTTGGTATTACTTTAGCTGACATTTTACGTCTACATGTTATATTATTTGCTATTTGACACCAAAAGTTCTGTGAGTCTATTTGTTGTTCTGCAAATATGTTATTGAATTTACTCGGGTCTATATATGTTGTTAAATCTTCTATTCCTCTATCGCTTTGCTCATATCTTCTGTTTAGTGTCATAAACATAGCATTGTCTTGAACTGCAAAATTACCTTTACATTGATTTACATTTGTCATATAGTTAATCCATGCTGGTTGTTTTCCTGCACTTTGAAATTCTATAGGTTCTGCTGCGCTTGGTTGTATAGTTGTATCAAACCATGCCATCTGATCAGTAATTAAATCTTCATACCCTATTTCATCTAATGCAGGTTTGTGTAAGTCATTCATTGTCTTTAACCGTGTATCCCACTTATTTCCTTGCGATGTATCCTGTAAAGGTGTCAAACTTACTAATCCAATTATATAACTAGGTTCTGACACTTTAATCTTAATTTTACCACCTTTATTTTTAGAACTTAATTTTCCTCTTCCTGCTATTGTTCCTAGTGGTTGGTCTACTCCATCACCTAATGTTGTGTCACTATTTGACACTACTTCCTCAAATCCTAAGCTCTTAATTAAACTTCCATGATATACCGGACTCTCTATACTTTTTGCTCTTTCATGTGTGTATACTGCGTCTAACCAGTCATCGTAACTTCCTCCACTTACTGCTATTCGATTTAGCATGTTGTATACCTTTTGACTTAAGTTTAATGCATCCATCCTTACTACTTGGTCTGTTCCTTGTGTTGTTACTAATACAGCACTTAATTCAGCCACCCCGTTCGTTCCATCTATCCAGTCAGTTTCTATCCAATTATTGAATAAATCACTTTGGTATGTTTTACACCCTAATCCTTCTTGTGATGCTTTACAATATGCGTTTTCATAATCACCACTTGCTACACCATTTTCTGTGTCTAATCCTAATCCATACGGAGCTATACTTGTTCCATCTATTTTGAATGCTGTTGTATCTTGTACGGCTTTAAGTATTTCCTCACGCATTTCATCAATGTTTGCTAATGGAAATTTTGTTAACTGTGGTTTTCCGTATCCTCTTTTTATTGTATTTAAGATATTTGCTTGTTCATTTTCTACAGCTACTGTTCCTAATCCTCCATTAGTATTATATCCTTCAAATTTTACTATATATTGTTGCGTTCCCGGAATATTTGTTATTGTTGGTTCTACATTAAATAATTCTTTTGCTTTCCATTTTGTACTACCTATTGTAATATCTATATTATCTATGTTTACACTCCCTTCCTCATTTCCCGGATTTTGCCACTCTAGTAATATTTCGTACCTACATCCTGTTATTGCTGCATCTAATAAATCTATTGTTGCTGGTGATCCTGGTATTTGTGCGTTTGTCCCTATTCCGTATACAGTTCCATCCGATTTTATCCACTGTACTGCTAATACTCGAAATTCATTTGATAAGTCTTCTTGATGTATTACTACTCCTTCTGTTTCTTGTTTGTTTGCGTAATAGTTTTTATATATATCCCAGTATCCGAGATATGGCACTGCGTTGAATTCTCTTGTTACATCTCCACTTTGTACATTACCTGATGCATTTAAGTGTCTTCCTAAACCTCTTATATTTAAGTAACTATATATACTTGATGGATTTACTTGCGTATTGTCTCCCATTTCTCGTGAGTCATATTTTGCAACCATTTCCATCTGTGGTAATTTTATTTCTTGCATGTTCATACCTATATTTAGCATGTTCATGTGTAATTTACCTTGATATAGTCTTATTGGACATTCAAATACATCTAATTGTACTTTGTAACTTCCAAATAGTGGTCCTACTGTTGGCATTGTCTTAATATCACAATTTAGATCTATATCCCACGAGTCTCCTGGCAATGCTACTTCACTCATAAACGGTACTAATGTTCCGCTGCTCATTGTTGTTCTCCATAAGTACGACAAGTCATGTGTACTTCGATTGTAATTTCTTAAGCTTACTTCTTGCTTGTTACCGCTACCTATACGGTCTCCTCCGATTGTTGTCTTCATTTTATTTATTTGTTTTATTTTGGTTTTCTTCGTCTATTGTTTTCATTATCATCATCACCTGAATGATTCTGTTCCATGTAACTTTTGCCAAGTCTTTTTTTACTTCTTCTTTATTTCCACTTTGTTCCGTTAGTCTAAATCCTCCCATTGCTCCAAAACTTTTACCATCTATTGTAATCATTGTGAATGGTGTGTCTTTGATTTCTTCTCTTTGTATTAATTCTGTCCGATCATCTACTTTAGAAGATTTTTTGTTGGTTTGTTTTTC